AGTAAAAAAAGACCCAAGACTAGCTAGGGCTGGAGTCAGTGGATACAATAAGCCGAAGCGTACCCCCAACCATCCAAAGAAAAGCCATGTTGTTGTGGCGAAGGAAGGTGACAAAATCAAGACCATTAGGTATGGAGAACAGGGGGCAAGCACAGCAGGTAAACCCAAAGCGGGTGAATCTGAGCGTATGAAAGCTAAACGTAAGTCTTTCAAAGCACGACACGGCAAGAACATAGCAAAAGGTAAAATGTCAGCGGCTTACTGGGCTGATAAATCTAAATGGTAATAACAGGAGAATACTATGCCATACGGTAAAGGTACATACGGTAGTAAAGTAGGTCGTCCACCTAAGAAGAAAAAGGCAGCACCTAAAAAGAAGCCAGTTAAAAAAGGTAAGTAACATGCCAGCCAAGAAGTCCACAGTAAACAAAGCAGGGAACTATACTAAACCCACCATGCGGAAGAACTTGTTTAACAAGATCAAAGCAGGTACTAAAGGTGGTAACGCTGGTCAATGGTCTGCTAGGAAAGCCCAGATGTTAGCCAAGGAGTACAAGGCAAAAGGTGGAGGCTATAAGTAATGGCACTTAAAGAATCACAGAAAAGCCTAAAGAAGTGGACTAAGCAGAAGTGGCGTACACCCTCTGGCAAACCTAGTGGCAAGACTGGAGAGGTCTACGCACCTTCTAAGACCATTAGTAAGTTGAAATCTACATCAGCAGGTAAGAAAAAACTAGCAGCCGCTAACGCAAAGAAGAGAACAGCTACTGCCAAAGGTAAGCAACACGCTAGTCATGGTCTACATAAAGGTAAAAAAAGATGAAAGGTCAGACCCACGGTGGCAAGGGTAGTACCCAACGTAAGACAGACTCAAAGAAGTTTGCTAGTAATTGGGATGCTATATACAACAAACCAGCAGAGAAGTCAAGTAAAAATAAGAAATAACGCTTGACTTTCTTATGCTTTTATGTTATACTAACTAGGTACACCACTATTAATTCATCTGTCCTTATTGGAGAAACAGAATGATTGACAAAGAACTTGAGCTATATTATCGCAATATGCATAGCATGTTTGGCTCTGATGGCTGGAAACAGCTACTAGAAGACTTACAGAACAATGCTAGAACAATTAACTCAGTAGAACTAACTAAAGACAACGATGACCTGTGCTTCCGCAAAGGACAACTTAATGTCATAGCTAGTCTACTTAATCTTCAGGCACAGATTGAAGCAACAGAAGCAGAAGCTAGTGAAGAATGAGAGCTATCTTTGAATTCCAATGCGAAGACGGACACACTACTGAAAAGTACATTGATTCAGAATGTAGGTCTATAACCTGTCCAGACTGTGCCAAGATAGCAAGAAAAATTGTAAGTGCTGTGCGTTCTAAACTAGACCCTCTTAGCGGAGATTTTATGGGTGCTACTGCTAAATGGGAAAGGAATAGGGCACAGAAGCTACAACAAGAGCGCAAGGCCAACTCCTAACCGAAGCCCTGCATAATACACCTCCATAATGAGAATACTCACGGAGTTTAATAATGGCAACACTAATAGACGAGCGTCAAGAAGACGAAGTAGAAACCAACGAAGAAGAAGTAGTAAGTCAGATTAATGAAGAACCTCAAGTAGAGGAAACTCCTCAAGAAGATGACATCCCTAACAAGTACAAAGGAAAGTCAACGGCTGAGATTGTACGGATGCACCAGGAGGCTGAAAAGTTACTAGGCCGACAAAGCAGTGAAGTGGGGGAACTACGGTCTGTTGTTGATAACTACATTCAGACACAACTCGACACAACACCACAAGCAACCCAAGAACCTGAAGAAGATATAGACTTTTTCTCTGATCCCGACAAGGCTGTCGAAAGAGCGATTAAGAATCATCCTTCAATCAAAGCTGCTGAAGCACAAACACAGCAGTACAGACAACAGACAGCGCAGACTCAATTGCAGAAACGTCATCCTGACATGCAAGAGATTCTACAAGATAGTAAGTTTGTTGACTGGATTAAAGGCTCAAAGATTCGTACTCAGCTTTTTGCACAAGCGGATACGCAGTATGACTATGAAGCGGCTGATGAACTTTTCACTAACTGGAAGGAACGTCAAGGCACAGTGGCTCAGACTGCGGCTAACGAGAAAGCAAGTAGGAAAGAAGCTGTTAAGACTGCCTCAACAGGCGGTGCAAAAGGAAGTGGTGAAGCAGCAACTCGCAAAGTCTATAGACGCTCAGACATTATTAAACTAATGCAGACCGACCCTGATAGGTATTTGTCTTTGTCTGACGAGATCATGCAAGCGTACCAAGAGGGGAGAGTCCGAAACTAATCTCTTATAGGAAGTATTATCATGGCTACATCAGTATATCCCAATATGGGCGGAGCAGTAGACAACACTAGCGCAGCTAAGTTTATCCCAGAAATCTGGAGTGACGAAGTAATTGCTGCATACAAGAGCAATCTTGTAATGGCTAACCTCGTTAAGAAAATGAGCATGACTGGTAAGAAAGGTGACACCATTCACGTTCCTAAGCCTACTCGTGGTTCAGCTAACGCTAAAGTTGCAGAGACTGCCGTAACTATCCAGAACTCTGTTGAGTCAGAAGTTCTGATTAACATTAACAAGCACTTTGAATTCTCTCGTCTTATCGAAGACATTACCGAAGTACAGGCTCTCGCTTCATTGCGTCAGTTCTACACTGGTGATGCTGGCTACGGTCTAGCAAAGCAGGTAGACAACGATCTGTTTGCTCTGGCTAAGTCTTTCGGTAACGGTGATGGTTCTAGCTACGTAAACACTGGTTCTTTCCAGATCAACACTACCTCTGGCGCTCTAGAAGCATTTGACGCTGATGGTGCTGCTGACATTGGTGCATTCTCTGACGCGGCCTTCCGTGCGTTGATTCAGAAGATGGACGATGCAGACGTACCTATGGACGGTCGTAGCTTTATTGTACCACCTTCACTGCGTAACGCTATCATGGGTATTGATCGTTACACCTCTACTGACTTTGTTAATGGCAAAGGCGTAGAGACTGGTAAGATTGGTAACTTGTACGGTGTTGACATCTTTGTCTCTACCAACGTACCTGTCATAGACACTACTGGTGGTGCTTCCATCCGTGGCGCACAGTTGATCCACAAGGACACTTCTGTTCTTGCAGAGCAACAAGCTGTACGTTCACAGACTCAGTACAAGCAGGAATTCCTGGGTACTCTCTACACTGCTGACACTCTGTATGGCGTTCAAGTCATGCGTCCAGAAGCAGGCTTCACCCTAGCTGTAGTATAAGCTAACTGGGGGATTCTTCGGAGTCCCCCTTTCTTTTATTTGTTTGTTTTCGTAGAGGTTATTTAGGCTGTTACAGAGTATTTAATAATAGCCACTACTAAAGCAAATAAAGCAACAACCTATCAGGATATAAACATGGCTACAAAAATTGTAACAAAAAACAGTTCTACAGCCTCTGCTGTGCCGACAGCTAGTGATCTTGTGCAAGGTGAACTGGCGGTCAACGTATCTGATTAACGATTATTTACTGAGGACAACGGCGGTAGTATTGTTGAACTTGGTACTAACCCTAGCACCATAGACATTAACGCAGGCACTATTGATGGTGCTGTTATTGGCGGTAATACTCCTGCTGCTATCACAGGCTCTACTGTAACCTCTACAGGTAACATTGTAGTTACAGGCACAGTAGACGGCCGTGACGTAGCCACTGACGGTACTAAGTTAGACGGCATTGAAGCTAGCGCAGATGTAACAGATACTACTAACGTCACCGCCGCAGGCGCGTTAATGGATTCTGAGGTTACTAACCTTGCACAGGTTAAGGCTTTTGATTCTTCAGATTACGCTACCGCTGCTCAGGGTACAACCGCTGATGTGGCACTTCCGCTTGCAGGTGGCGCACTAACAGGCGCTGTAACAACTAACAGCACGTTTGATGGACGAGATGTCGCTACAGATGGTACTAAGTTAGATGGCATAGAAGCCAGTGCTGACGTTACGGACACAACTAATGTAGTAGCTTCCCTTACCGCAGGTTCTAATATTACTATTGCTGCTGACGGTACAATTGCAAGCACTGCTTCAGGTGGCGGTGGTGAAACTTTAGCACAGACTCTTGCGCTTGGTAACACCACTGGTGGCACAGACCTATCTGTATCCAGTGGCGATAACATTGTCATGGCTGCAAGTTCTACAGTAGATGGTCGTGATGTTTCTGTTGACGGAACTAAACTGGACGGCATTGAAGCCAGTGCAGATGTAACAGACGCAACTAATGTAACAGCCGCTGGCGCATTGATGGATAGTGAAGTCACTAACCTAGCACAAGTTAAAGCCTTTGACTCTTCTGACTATGCTACGGCTACTCAGGGAACAACGGCTGACGCTGCGCTTCCTAAAGCTGGTGGTACAGTAACAGGCACTGTAGTCTTTGGGGCGGCTATCACAGAAGACGCAGAGACCCTTACAGGCACATCTACTACTATTGACCTAGCAACTGCAACTAACTTTGTACATGATCTTACAGGCGCTACTACTTACACGTTTAGCAACCCAGCAACCACAGGCAATGCTACAGCCTTTACGCTAAAGATTATTCAAGACTCTACAGCCCGTGCAATTACTTGGCCCGCTAGTGTTGACTGGGCAGGAGGCACAGCACCTACGCTTACAGCAACAAACAACGGTGTAGATGTGTTTGTGTTTTATACTATTGATGGAGGTACAACCTACTACGGCTTCACGGCTGGACAGGCGATGGCATAATGAGTAGCGTAGCTAAAAAAATTATTCAAACGTCTGGTGGGACTGGTGGTAACAATCTTGAATTTATAGGTCAAAAGTGGGGAGCATCTACAGTCACTGTGATTCGTGGCGTTGATTATGAAGACGGCGACCTGTTGTTTAGTTATATGTCCTATTATTCCAACAATGCAATATCTCCCGAGAGTGGATGGACACTTATTAACTCAGGGTTATACTCAAGTTTCCAAAGTTTTGCTTTTAGCCGAATAATAGCTAATGCCTCTGGTTACACGACTAACAACGGCAACAGGGACAACGTAATCGTTGTATTCCGGCCTACTGGATACGACACATTTACAGAAGTAGATGAAGATGAAGGTATAAATGGTGCTACAGCGTCTATCACAATGACGGACACAAACGACAGTCTCTATATGGGCTTTGGGTCAGTGGTTTCTAGCGGCGTTACTACCGTAGTAAAACCTTCGTTTGCAACAGAGGTTGATGTAACGGATTCTAGTGGGGATATAAAATTTTATTGGGCTTATCAGAAAGCCGGCCACGGCAATACAGGAACACAAAATTTGGACGTTTCTGGCGCTTTTGAATTATGCACAGAAATGCAACTTGACTTAACTTAGGAAATTTATATGCACATTAAACTTACAAACGGTACTCCAGCTAAATACACACTGGGGCAACTACGCCGTGATAATTCAGACACATCTTTCCCTAAAATAATTCCTGATGAACTCTTAGCGAGTTACGATGTTTATCCCTACGTCATCCAAGATGTAGAAGTTGACCCAGTAAGTCAGAATAAAGTTGAAGGTCAGTTTGTTCAGGTAGATGGCCAATGGACTTTACCTATGGTTGCAGAAAATAAACCACAGGCTGAAGTTGCCCAACGTGTGCGCTCTATGCGTGACCAGTTTTTAATAGACAGTGACTGGACACAAATGCCTGACAGCCCCTTAGACGACAGCACAAAAACTTCTTGGGCTACATACCGCACAGCACTTCGAGACATCTCAACACAAACAGATTTCCCAACTAACGTAACTTGGCCTACAGCGCCTTAAAGGAAAATACAATGAAATACTTAATAATACTAGCAACAGTAGCTTTTATGGGCTGTAACACATTTAACGGAGCAGTAGATGGCGCACAGGAAATTGTAGGCACTACTGTAGACTCTGCACAGACTATGGTTGTGGACACAGCTAAGGGTGTAGGCTCAGGTTCTGCCACAGCAGTTGAGGGTATTGCTAAAGACATACGCGCTGCATCTGAGTGAATAGGCGGGTTTTTTAATGATTGATCCAGTCACAGCCATCAGCATAGCCACTAACGCATTTGGTACAATCAAACGAATGATAGCGGCTGGTCGTGAAGTAGAGGATACACTAGGACAAATAGGGCGTTGGTATGGCGCTGTAAGTGATTTAAATGAATGTCAACGTAGAGCAGAGAACCCACCATTGTTTAAGAAGATTGTGTCATCACAGTCTGTTGAGCAAGAAGCAATGCAGGTTTATGCTCATCAAAAGAAAGTACAACAACAAGAGAAGGAACTCAGAGAACTCCTGATGTACACCTATGGTAAGTCAGGATACACAGAGTTAGTAGCTTTACGTAGGAAGATTAAAGAACAACGAGAGAAGACTATATACGCACAGGAGCGCAAGCGTAAGGCAGTATTCTGGAACACTATACAGATCGCAGGCATTTTAGCATTAGCCGCTGGTCTTTACTTTACAATCTCTTTGATCATAGGACAGGGAAATGGATGAACCAACTAAAGATATACTAGACGTAGCCGCAGGCTCTACAGCAGTATTAACTATGGCGGCCTGGTTGCCACCAGCAGCATCTTTGCTGACTATTGTGTGGCTAGGTATTAGAATATATGAATCAGATACTGTGCAGAGAATAGTGCACGGTAAGAAACAGCTTGACAAACAAGACTAAATAGTGTATAATATATGAGTATTTTAACTACTTTAATATCTCCTCTAGCTGGTTTAGCAAAGAATTATTTATCTAACAAAGCTGAACAATCTAAAGCAAAGCATAAAGCTAAGATGAATGTTATTCAAAATGATGCTGACTGGGAAGCTAAGATGGCTGAGGCTTCTGCGTCAAGCTGGAAAGATGAGTTCTGGACTTTAGTGTTGTCAGTGCCTATCTTCATGGTTGGTTACGCTATTGTTGTTGGTGATATGACAGTAGTTGATAGAGTTCAAGAAGCATTCGTAGCGTTAGGTAGTCTCCCAGAGTGGTATCAATACTTGTTGTTTATAGCCATCAGTGCCAGCTTTGGTATTAAAGGCGTAGACAAACTAATGAACATGAGGAAGTAGGGATGGGCGGTGGAGCGTATAGTACAAACAATCGCGTCAATGCGGCAGTAGCGGCTAAGGCAAATGCTCGTCAGCCTGTTGAAGAAGTTGTTTCTTTAAATAGCCCTTTTGACGAGCAACCAGATGCTTTTGCGTCTACTGTTGCCCCTTCTAACTTTACTATTTCTCCTAAACTAACTGAGTCTACTATGTATGGTACTCAGCACAGATTTCAACCCAAGACTCCAGAGTTATTGGAAGCAGAGTCTTTACTAGCTAATCTTGACGTTGATGCCTTGAACAAGTATATGGGAGGTTTTGAAATGAAGCCTCTAGGTTCAGGAATAACGCCAGAGTTGTTAGAGACTATTGTGCCTACGTTACAGGACAAGTCTTTAACAGAATTAGGTCTTACAAGAGAAGAAATTGATCCTAACGTATTTGAAAGCACAGAATCTTTCCTTGAGTTTGAGAAAAAAGCTACAGAAGAACAACAAGAAATGCAACTTGGTAACTTACAGTCACTGGCGGCTGAAGACCCTACACAATTTGGTAATACTTGGACTACTTTACAAGATCAAGATCAGTTACGCTATATAGATAAATTAGATGTGAGTAAAGATGATCGCCTAAACTTAATGGCGCAGTCTCTTACTACACATGCTAATAACTTGAACCGAGAAACGGGAGAGCCTATTAGACAGTACGTAGTTGCTAAAGGCAAAGTATGGGATATAGGTGGTTGGGGCAACAAAACTTTCTTTTGGAGAACAGCAGACGTGCCTGGTCAAAAAGCAGGTCAGAGTTTTGACAGCGGTGGTGTGTTGGAGTTTGCTTTAAACAATCCTTTAACTCAGATAGCAGGCATGGTTAATCCTGTTGTAGCATTAGCAACTACAGCCACTAAAGCAGCTACAGGCATGAAAGTATCACCTATGGAAATAGCCAGTGGTCTGTTGACTGGACTAGAGATGGCAGGGGTAGTTAAACCTCCAGCTACTTTTGATAATGGAGAGTATAGTGACGCGCTAGGAGGCGTAGACCCCTTTTCAGCAGACTTAGGCACAGCAGTAGCAGACACAGGAATAGGCTTGTTCGGCTCTTCCTATGCACAAACACAGACAGCCTTGAACGTAGCGGCGGCAGGAGATGCTAAAGGTGCTGCTATTGCTTTGGTAGGTAATGGTTTAATTAAAGACGGTTTAGATATAATAGGTTTAGACCAAGCAGCTATTGAAGGTGCAGGTATCCAGTATGATGACTTCCAAGCTGGTATAGGAAAGACGGTAAAGAAACTAGCGGAAGGCGAAGAGTTGGACGAGGCTCTGGCTCATGGTCTAGGTAAGTACATCAGAGAAGGTGGTACACTAGGTAGCATTGACTTGCCTTCTGTTGATCTTGGTATTGACCTAGGTGGTATAGAAAAACTTGCAGAAGATTTAGTACGTCCTATAGGAGCAATAGCAACAGACCTTGCTCATTTTGTTGAAGACGGCGCACAAGCAATAGGAGAAGCTACTAGACCTATAATTAAGGCTATAGAAGAACCACTGAAACCTGTTGGCGATGTTATTGAAGATGTCGCTCAAGCATCAGGAGATGTTATTGAAGATGTTGGTCAAGCAGTAGGAGATGTTGTTGAAGATGTAGCTAAACCTGTTGGCGATGTTATTGAAGATGTAGCGCAAGGCGCTGGTGATGTGTTGTCAGATTTAGACACCGCAGTTAGACAGGCTTTACCTAATACTTCTATAGACTTACCTAGCGTAGACTTACCTAGCGTAGACTTACCTAACTTAGACTTACCTAACTTAGGACTCAATCCATCATTAGGTTCTACAGGTATGTTGGAGTTGAAATACCCCTCGGCTACACGCACAACAGATGCTTTGTTTGGTGACGAGTTGTTTAAGTTTAAAAATAAAATAGAACCTACAAAAGAGCGTCTAGAATACATAGATTTAAATGAACCAGTAGAGAACTTTTTTGAAGACACAATTAATGAGCGACTACCACGGAGTTACATGTTCTAATGACTTACTTACAATTAGTTAACAGCGTATTACGCAGATTGCGAGAGGACGAAGTAACTACTGTTGCTCAGAACTCCTACTCTAAACTTATAGGTGAGTTTGTTAATGATTCTAAGCGCACCGTAGAAGATGCTTATGACTGGACTGCTCTTCGTACTACCATTACAGTTACTACTTCTGATGCTTCTTATAACTATCCTTTAGTTGGTTCACAAAATAAAACAAAACTGCTGTCTGTTAATAACGACACACAAAAAACTGAGATGCAGTACCGTAGCACTTCTTGGATGAATAATGCTTATTTAATTGCTACACCTCCTACAGGAGTCCCGCAGTTCTACAACTTTAAAGGAGTAGATTCTAACGGAGATACTACTGTTGATGTATATCCTAAACCAAATGGTGTTTATGACTTAGATTTTAATGTTGTTCAACGTACAGTAGACTTTACAGAAGATGCAACATCTTTAGTTATTCCTTCGTCTCCTGTTATTCAACTAGCCACTGCTTTGGGCGCTAGAGAGCGTGGAGAAACTGGTGGTACATCAGCGGCAGAACTGTTTGCACTGGCAGATAATACACTAGCTGATGCTATTGCTATGGACGCTGCTCAACATCCTGAAGAAACTATCTGGTATTCTTAAATGGCACAACAACTACAGAACATTACAGTAGCCGCACCAGGATTTTTTGGTCTTAATACACAGGACTCTCCTATAGGCGGTAATCCTTCGTTTGCGTCTATTGCAGACAACTGTGTTATTGACCAACTAGGCCGTATTGGTGCGCGTCAGGGTTGGGAAACTGTCTCTACTAACGGCTCTTCTGTGCTAGGCACTAGCCGTGGTATTGAAACTGTACATGAGTTTATAGATAACTCTGGTGACAAGGTTGTACTGTCAGCAGGCAACGCTAAAGTATTCAAAGGTACTACAACCTTAACAGACATTACTCCTGGTAGTTACACACCTACAGCTAACAACTGGAAAACAGTATCACTAAACAACCATGTGTATATGTTCCAGAGAGGGCATGAGCCACTGGTAGGCACAGACGAGTCAGGTTCTTTTGTGCTAGAAACTATGTCAGGTCATAGCCATAGTACAGGTGTTGCACCACAAGGCAATGAAGTCCTAGCGGCTTATGGTAAGCTATGGGTAGCAGATGTTACAGGTAACAAGCACACTGTCTACTGGTCTGACACACTCAGCGGTCATGCTTGGACAGGAGGTGCTTCAGGCTCGTTAGACGTTACTCTAGTATGGCCTACAGGCTTTGACGAGATAGTGGCTCTAGCGGCTCACAATGGCTTCCTAATCATCTTTGGTAAGAAGTCTATACTTGTGTACTCAGGTGCA